TAACTTGGTGTGTTTGGTAATTAGAACCGTCAAGTTTAGTATCTGCCATACCTGACCCTCTAGTTGTACCAGAACCGTTAAAGTTATATCTAATAGTGTAACCGTCTCCTGAACTAGCAGCTGTGTATCTAATCCACTCTTGACAAAGTGTGTCAAAAGATGAACCAGTTTGCTGTAGGTCATTTGAACCGTCTACATTTAATAGACTTGCGTATGATGACGTAGCACCATTTACTCTATGTAAATAGTAGCTAGTAATCGTTGTAGGGTTATCTAGTGCGTGTGATCCAATCGTACTTGATGAATAAGCGCCAGTATTAGCTCTTGTATCAACAAATATCGGAGTTGAACTTCCACTAACTTCAGTAGCACCACTTTCACTAGCGTTAGATGATACAAAGTATGTACCTCCTTGCTGTGTCGTAGTTGAAGCCGCTGTTAATAAATCAATAGCAGGATGTAAGAACGTATCCTTAATATCTGCTAAAGGCATAGCTTGAACGTCACCACCACTTGTGTAGTAGATAGGCCAAGTTTTACCTGAGTCAGCTGTCGGCGAAACCGAAGCAACTGCTTGACTTACTTTATCGTAACCAACTGTTACCGTTTGTGGGTCTTGTGTTGTTCCAGAACCTGGAAAAGAGGAAGCATTCGTAGAATGCGTACCTGCTTTTAATCTAGTATCGTTAATCGTACCTAGAGTACCACCACTACCAACAACTGATAATGTCACTGACGGACTTTGAGAATATTGATAAACAATATTATCAACTACAGCGTCAATCTGAGCCGAAGTCATTTCAACTAAATCACCCGAGTTGTATATTAATGGGTTTCTTGTAGCCATATTATATTTTCTCCTTCTCTATACTTCTTACGAAGCGTTTCCTATGATTGTTTTTAATGCAGTACCACTAGAGTTTTTGATAATCAACGTTACCGCTGAACTGAAATTACTTGAGTCAATAGTGTCAACTTGAGCACCTTTTGAACCTGTAAATCCAACAACACCTTGGTTAGATAATTCAACCCATTGAGTTGAGTTACCATCATTGTAGTAGAAGTATTGTACGCCTGTAGCGTTATCTACCCAAATGTCACCTTCTCCTACGCCTGAAGTTGGCGGTGAAGCTGATGTTGTAATATCAAGATTACCTTCGGAACCAGTGTAACCAATGTCACCTTTAGAACCTGTGTAACCAATGTCCCCTTTAGAACCTGTGAAACCTTTTGATCCAGTGTAACCAATGTCACCTTTTGATCCAGTAAATCCAGTGTCCCCTTTAGAACCTGTAAACCCTTTAGAACCTGTGTAACCAATGTCCCCTTTAGATCCTGTGAAACCAATATCACCTTTTGATCCAGTGAAACCAGTATCCCCTTTAGAACCTGTGAAACCAATTGTACCAGAAAGGTCAGATACGAATGAGTAAGCTGAACCGTTCCATAGGTATAATCTAGAATTTTCGGCGTCTGTTAATGAGCCGTTTTCAATGATAGCAAATTCACCAGTCGCAATGCCTGATGGAGATGTATCTGCTGATAAGTTAGCAACACTTGTATAAGTCTTAGCAATGTTAAAACCTAAACCAGTTGCTCCTTTTGAACCTGTATAACCAATATCACCTTTAGAACCGGTATAACCGATTGATCCAGTGAAACCTGCTGTTAAAGGCTGTAGCGCCCAACCGTTACCGTTCCATTTCCACTGACGTGTGCCGAGTGTATAAAGGTCGTTTAACGATGGCGAATTTGGAAAGTTTATTGCCATTTTGTGTTTCTCCTAATTGTTTTATTTAATTAAATAATACTTTTCAAATAATACATAATCAATCGTCTTTATATAAATTTCTTGCAAGAAAAAAGTGTTTCGTTTCTTTTTCCTACCTCTATTTATAACTTAATATATCTCTCTTTTACAAGAGTTATCAATATTTTTATGCGCCAATTGTACCACCATTTAGGCACCACCCTTGGCCATCCCAAACACAAGAGAAAGAATTGGCAAAAACACTGCCAGTTGTATCTAATCTCCATTTGTGTGAAGTCCTTAATTCTGTTGCACCACTACCTGCTATCACAACCTTTGCATTAGCAACAGTAATATCTGAATATGTTGAGACTGTGACGCCTGATTTATAGAACCAAAGCTCTTGTCCAACATATGTACCATCTGCTAAAGTATAATGTATACCTGCTGTAATAAAGTGATTTCGTTTTGTTATGTCAATTGCACCTGTACTATCATTTGTTTCGTGTTCACTAGTATTTACGTATTGACTATTAACTGTTAATTTGTCGTTTGTTAAACCTAAAGCGATTTCATTTGCTCCCATTTTTAAACTGTTATCGCTTAAGAATAAGTGTCTAACTTTTCTTGAAGCACTACCTATATCATATTGTTCATGTGCTACTGGTAATAAATGTCCACCATTTGTAATATCCCAACGATCGGTTCCTTCCGTTCTAAATGTGACTTCGCCATCTGTACCTGTGTCTGCTACTGATACTGAACTATTGCCAGCACTTATAGAAGAGCTTGATGTTCCTGCCGAACCTGTATAACCTATAGAACCAGAAGAGCCGGTAAATCCTACAATACCTTGGTTGGATAATTCTACCCATTGATTACTATTACCATCGTTCATGTAGAAGTATTGAATACCTGTTGCGTTATCAATCCAAACATCGCCAAGTCCTGCTGAACCTGGTGGTGTTGCTGAAACAGCAACGTCTAAATTTCCTTCCGAACCTGTATAACCAATTACACCTTGATCGCCTTTTGAACCACTATAACCAATTGATCCTGTATAGCCTAAATCTCCTTTTGAGCCTACAAATCCTACAGCGCCGGCTGTTCCTGTGTCTCCTTTAGAGCCGCTGAAACCTATATCGCCTTTACTTCCAGAATATCCTAAATCTCCTTTACTGCCGTCAAATCCTGTATCGCCTTTAGAGCCTGAATACCCTATATCTCCTTTTGTGCCTTTTGAGCCTGTAAATCCTACAGAGCCATCAAATCCTGTTGCACCTTGAATACCTTTACTACCTGTAAATCCTACACTACCAATATCTCCTTTTGAGCCGGTATATCCTAAAGAGCCTTGATCTCCTTTAGAGCCTGTAAATCCTACAACACCTTGATCGCCTTTTGATCCTGTATAACCTAAATCTCCTTTAGAGCCTGAATAACCTATATCTCCTTTTGAGCCGGTAAATCCAATTGCACCTGCTGAACCTGTATAACCAGAACCACCTGATACACTGAACAATGACCAGTTTGCGTCTGCATTAGGAACGGCACCTGTTGTTGCGTCTCTAGATTGGCCTACTGCTAGTTTGTAAGTAAAATAATTATCGCCTGTGTATGTTGTACTTCCTGATGTGTATGTATTTTTAACATACACTAACATACCTTCTTGTATTCTAGCACCTGGGATATCTGTTAGTCTGTCGTTTAAATCTCCAGTGATAGAATGTAAGGTACCTCTAACCTCTGTATCAAGTACAATAGGGGAGTTAGTCCCGGTACTCCATGTACCTGGCCATACGTTTCTGGTTAATCCGTCGTAATTACTAGCCATTAACTAATCTCCACATAAGTTGTACCTGGTTGAAGTGTAATTCCGTATAAGTGATATGCTTCATCTGTTAATCCCGAAGGAGGAGAAGATGGTATTAAATTAATTGTACCACCATCTGTTTGTGAAACATCTGATAATAATCCGGCACTTGCACCAGTTTTAAATGTTGTTGGTTGAGAAGCAGAGTCCCTTACTACGAACCAAAAAGCACGAGGATTAGAATCAGTATTGTTGATTGCTTGGACTGGGAAATCTTTCGTGTTGGAACCCAATTGGTTCGTAGAAGTCTTGAAACCTGTTGATTGACTGTCGTCAATAATATCCGACAAGCTAGGAGGATTTCCTGTACTTGTCGTCCACAACCAGAAAGACGGATACGTGAATGAGGCACTTACGTTGCTTGTTGTTGACGAGTGAGTCGCCGTGTATGAGGTGCCGGTTACATCAACCGGTCTTGTGAACGTACAGATATTTGAAACTGTACGAGTATCGCCTGTATTGTCTTTATGTATAGGTGATGTAAAAGTAAATGTACCACTTACATACCCGCTTCCTGATGTTGTACTCAAAGTACCTCCACTTGCTGTTAAAGCATGAGAGGTGTTTGAATTTGTTAATATGCCACTTACGTTAGTTGAGTACGAAGTACTAGAGTAAGTTTTTAGGAATGTTTTTCCACTGACATTTGTTTTAGATAAACTCATTGACGCTGTATTCCAGCTTACACTGAAATTAGTATCTGAAGCTGTATATTCAGATTCACTGCCGTCATTATGATTAAATTTAATTGTTGCGCCTGCTGAACCACCGGTACGAGTAGTTGATGTTGATCTAATATATGAATTTGAATTGTCTACAGTAAAAGATTGATTCCAATCTACACCACCTGCTGGTGTTTGTGAAAAACTACCTGCTGTATAATTAGACAAAGTACCGTTAACACTTCCACTTGTTTGAGTGATAGAGTAAACTGAACTTATAAAATCATTTGTGACATCACTAGGGTTATCTACTGATACAGAAAATCCTGTACAAGGTTGATCCCAACGTAATGATGAACTTGGAGTTGTTGAAGCTGAAAAAGAAGGAGTAAATGTAGCAAGAGTTAATCTTAATAAGTCACTATGAAACTCTGCTGTTCTAATTGTAGAAGTTGTACCACCTTCCAAAAATCCTGTAAGTGTTCTATAATCTCCTGAAGTTGTGAATACTAAAGGTGAATCTGAACCTGTTCCTGCTGAACCTGTAAAACCAACGAGACCTTGTGAACCAGTAAATCCTGCTCCTGCTGAACCGGAATAACCTACGCCAGCTGAACCTGTAAAACCAACGGCGCCTGTATCTCCTTTAGAGCCTGAAAAACCTACAGCGCCTGTATCTCCTTTAGAACCCGAATAACCTATTACACCTTGGTCACCTTTTGAGCCGCTAAATCCTACGGCGCCTGCGTCTCCTTTAGAACCACTAAAACCTATATCGCCTTTTGAACCAGAATAACCAACTGAGCCGGCAAATCCTACGGCGCCTGCGTCTCCTTTAGAACCTGTATAACCTGCTCCGGCAGAACCAGTATAACCAACTGAGCCTGTAAAGCCGCCAGACGGTCCTTGTTCTCCACGTGAACCTGTAAATCCTACTGTTCCCGATGAACCTGTATAACCAAGTGAACCAGTATACCCTAAAGCACCTGCTGAACCAGTGTAACCACCGGCAGGTCCTTGAGCACCTACTGATCCTGTGAAACCTTGTGAACCGGCATAACCTCCAGGTGAACCGTCAGCACCCTTGTCCCCTTTGGAACCAGTGTAACCTTGTGGTCCTGCTGAACCTGTATAACCGATACGCCCTAATCCTACACGGACACCGGCGTTCTTAATAACTGGCATATTGCGATACGATCTCCCTCATTAGAAAAGTCCAAGCATTGACTTTTTTTAATTATTCTGTTATAGTATATTTATAAATAAACTGTAGTGAATTGATACAGAAAAAATAAATGATTTCTATCGCATTTTTAGATATAATAGGTCTACCCTATGACGGTAATACTTTAAGTAAAAGAGGCTTAGGTGGCTCTGAATCTGCGACTATTTTAATGGCCAAAGAACTTTCTAATCTAGGCTTTAAAGTCACTGTATTTAACAATTGTGGTGTTGACGCCAAACTTGCAAAAGAAGGCAATTATAATGATGTTACCTATCTAGATAACTCTATACTAGATTATAAAAATGACTTTGCATTTGACATTGTAATATCTTTAAGAACAATCATACCTTTTTTAGCGCCTAATCAATATACACATTTTAAAGAATATCAACCTCAAAGATATAAACATATTAAAGCAAACGCAAAACATAAAATTGTCTGGATGCATGATACATTTGCAAACGGCGATCTTATGTTAGAAGACTTATTAGTACAAGGTCATATAGATGAAGTATTTACTTTGTCTGATTTTCACTCAACGTATGTTATGAATTGTGATCATGGTAAACGTAGAAACTTTGAAGTATTAAAACATAGATTTTTTCAAACAAGAAATGGTGTTGTAGAATATAAAGTTAATGGTGGCGATGGTGTAGATATAAGAAAAAAAGATCCACACTTATATGTCTTCAATGCAGCTTTCACAAAAGGCATGAAACCTTTAGTAGAGGATATATGGCCTAAAATAAAAGCAAAAATACCCGAAGCTAAATTAATTTGTATTGGTGGTTTCTATACATTTAAAGATGGACAGATGGACGCTCAAGGTCAAGATTGGTTGAAGATGTCACAAGACCCTAAAAATAAAGAACTAGGTATAGAATTTACAGGTGTTATTAAACAATCTGAAATAGCAGAGATATTGGCCAGAGCAACTTATAAATTATTTCCAGGTGCTTTTCCAGAAACGTTTGGTATATCTTCTTTAGAGTCATTATTATATAATACACCTATCATTGGTACACGTTTTGGCGCTTTAGAAGAAACAGCAGTTAGTGAAGCTTGTTATATGATAGACTATGCAATAGAACCAAACTCTTTATTTCCATTTATACCTAAAGAAAGACAAGTAGAAAAATTTGTACAAGCCACAATAATGGCACATCACAATAGATATTTACATCAACAAAAACAATATGCTTGTAATCAAATTAAAGGTATAGTTGGTTGGGATAGTGTAGCACTACAATGGAAACAACACTTATATAGAATGTTAGGACAATATTTACCGGTAGATGAATATAGAAAAGTAAGTTATATTAATTCTAGAGTTAGAGAAGTATTTGGTAGAAGATTTACAAATCTAGAAGAAAATTATATACCTAGAAAAAAAGAACAAAGAATAGTTATTATAACACCAACTTATAATGCTGAAAAATATATTGCAAATTGTATTAGGTCAGTTTTACAACAAGATTATGAAAACTACCAAATGATAGTAATTGATGATTGTTCTACAGACGAAACTTATCATATTGCAAAAGCTTTTGATGATGATAAAAAAATTAAAGTACTTCGTAATGGAGTAAATCAAGGTGCCGTAAGAAATCAAATAGAGTCTATTAGAAAGTTTTGTAAACCAGAGGACATTGTTATGTTTTTAGATGGCGATGATTCATTTATTAATGACAATCAAATTTTACAAAAATATAATAATCTTTATGATGGCACAACAGAATTTAGTTATGGGTCTTGTTATTCAATGGTAGATAATATACCTCTAATAGCACAAGAGTATCCATTTCACGTAAAAGATAGAAAAGAATATAGAATGTACAAATTTAATTGGAACATGCCGTACACACATTTAAGAACTTTTAAAGCAAAACTTTTAGATGGTTGCGAAGACTGGAATTTCCAAGATGAAAATGGAGAATGGTACAAAGCAGGAGGTGACGGCTCTATATTCTACACATTAATAGAACAAGCCGATCCTGCAAAAGTAAAAGTGGTGTCTGATATCGTATATAATTATAATGATATAAATCCTATCAATGATTATAAAATTAACAGCGCTGAACAAACAAAAAACGCCGAGCGTATTCTTTCTTTTAATAGACAGAAACAGGCCTCATTAAATAATAGGAAACAATATGAAAAAAGTATTAATAGCAATACCAACAAATAAGTATATTGAACCAGATACATATAAAGCAATATACGATTTAACAATACCAGAAGGATTTAAAGTAGAGTTTCAATTCTTTTATGGATATCAAATAGACCAAGTAAGAAATTTAATAGCACATTGGGGAGAACATTACGACTATCTATTTTCTGTAGATAGTGATATAGCATTTCCAAAAGATACATTAGAAAGAATGCTTAAGCATGATGTAGATATGGTATCAGGTCTTTATATACAAAGAATACCAGGAACTCACTCATTAGAAATATACGAGGCAGGAGACCACGGCGGCTCTAGACGTATACCATGGGATAAATGTAAAGACAATCCTTTCTTTGAGATAGTTGCTTGTGGTATGGGTTGTTGTTTAATTAAAAGTAAAGTATTAAGAGAAGTTGGTTATCCTTATTTTACTTATCACTCTGCATTAGATCATAACAATACTGTTTCCGAAGATGTTGATTTCTGTAGAAAAGCAAGACAAAAAGGATTTAAAATATTTGCTGATACCACAATACGTTGTAAACATAGTGGTAACAGTACGTTTGAAGTAGGACAAATTATGGACAATAGAAATATAGATACACCAGTTATACCAGTTGTAAATGATTTAGGTCATAACACAGCAATATATAAAACGGAAGTTGAAGGCAAAGGTGCCAAAGATACTAGATTTATTGATAAGACTGCAAAAGATGTTAAGAGAACATATCCAGGTATTGATCCTGAAACTGGAAAATATGCATTAGAAGTAAACGAAGGAGAAAAGTTTACCGGCGATAGTGTTGAGTATGATATTTTGGCAGAGGCAGTACAGATGTTAAAAAAACCTATTGGTTGTAGTGTAGAACTTGGAGTTAGATTAGGATTAGGAAGTAAAACTATTATAGACGCATATAGAAATTATCATCCACAAACAAGATTAGTACATTTAGGTATTGACCCTTATGGTAATATTGATTATGCAGCTTCTGATTCTGTATTAGCAAGAAAGTTTAACTATGATAACTTAATGAGAAAGACAACATTAATAAACTTTGCTGAAGATTATCCAGAGTTTCATTTAGTTAACTTTGAAGATTCAGAGTTTTTTAATAGATTTGCCGATGGTTATCCTATCTATGAAGAAAATAAAATTTTAATATCTAAATATGAACTTGTTGCCTTTGACGGTCCACATGATACTAAAAGTGTTTTAAAAGAGGCCGTATTCTTTAATCAAAGAAAAGCAGATCAAACTGTATGGATATTTGATGATATTTCAGGTTTGAAATGGGCTACTTTAGAAAACTTTATGTCTAAAGCGAGATTTAGACTTGTTAAAAAAGGTGAGAATAAAGCGATATTTGAATATAACGTTTAAGTAAAAGCTTTTACTACAGACGGTGTGACAATAGCAATACCCTCTAATAAACGAGTAACCGTACTATCAGTGTGAGTTGCAACAACATCAAACATCCAACGACCGGCTTTTAATGCTTTTGTTTGGTCAGCAGTTAAACTAATAGTTACCACTCCTTCAAGAGCCATACTTGCTGTACAAGTACAAGTAAATACTACTCTAGGATAAGTTGTTGCATATCCTTGAGCCATTTTACCAACCATTGTAAATCCAGTAAGGTCAAATGCCGTTCCGTCAGCATTAGTGACTTCTAGGTCATAAGTAAAATTGGATCCTTGATCTATTGTTAAGTTTGCTATACCAGCCATATACTTATTTATATTCGGAAAGTTGCCATTTTGGATTAAATGTGATACTATATAATATAGTCTACACGTAGGAAACCTAGTGGCCGGCTAGGAGTATTTCCACCCATAGTGTAGACTCCGGCCATAACATAACTGCCTAAAAGCGTAGTGGGAAAGTGACGTGCAATTCGTTCAGATTACTTGATACGGTTATACTCCGAATGCCACCTAGGCAGTAAACGAGCAAGGAGACTCAATGATAAGATTAATTCTTATGTTAATCTTGGTGTGGGCTAATGTTGCCTATTCCAAGGATAGTGATTGTAATTGGAATGATGATATTCCTTGTATTACAATATATCCAAATATAAACAATTCAAACGCATTAGGTGACAAGATAACACCTACTCATACAATTAAAAAATCTGAAATTGAAAAGTATAATCTAATTGATTTACCTAAAGTATTAAACTATGTTCAAGGCTTAGACATAACTCAATCAGGTCCGACAGGTCAACAATCATCTTTATTTTTAAGAGGCACAAACTCTAATCACACATTAGTATTATTAAATGGAATACCAATCAATGATTACTCTACACCTACAGGTGCCCATGATGTTGGTCAAGACTTTATGTTCAATGTTGTACAAATAGATGTATACAAAGGGTCACAAGGTGCTCATTGGGGAGCAGACGCTGTTGGTGGTGCAATTAATTTTAGAACAACAGTAGATTATGATAAAAGATTAAGTTTATCAGGTAATGGTAATGATAAAACTATTAGTGGTAATTATTATACTAGATTAAATGACTTTGATATATCTGTTTCAGCAGGTGAGCATAAATCACAAAACGTTTCTGCTTTATCAGGTGCTGACGAAAAAGATGGAACAAATAATAAAACAATAGGTGTTAATGTAAGTAAATGGTACGATCTTGTACATTGGCGAACATCTTGGTTTGCAAGAAACACTTTCACTGATATAGATGGTCATAATGTTTCTATACAAGACGGCAAATGGGCAGATAATACTTTCTTTGCCTTACAAACAGGTGTTGATTATTTAAATAACAGTTTAACTTTTCATACACACGAATATGATAGAGATTATGATAATGCTCATTATGAAAGTGAAAACTATACTATAAGAGGCACACATCAAAAACAAAAATATGGATTTGGTTTTGATTACAAACACAATGAATCATTAACAGGTCAACATCATAATTTAGGATACTTCTTTAATTTTTCACATAATATATTTTCATATCATCATAGGTTTGATGAGGAACACGAAACATATAAATTAGGTTTCTTTAAAGAGATAGAAGATGGTTTAAGTATAAGTGGTAGTACATCAACAAGTTATAAAGATAAAACAACATGGACTGCTATTGAATATGGAGAATCACAAGAGTTAACATTAACTAAAAATAATTTTGCAACAACTATATTTAAAAATGATATTGGCGATTTAAATACTGACGGTATAGAGTTTAGTTATAATCAAGAAAACTCTAAATTTTTTATTAGTCATTTAAATAGTAAAAAAGGTGATGTAGTACAATTAAGAAGACCTAATTGGTCTCTTGGATTTATGCATACAAAAGATTTAGAAAATAACTTTTCTTTAACTACTAATTACAAATATAAAGGCAAACATTTAGATGTACACAATTCTAATTGGTCAACCATATCAATGCCAGAAACACATTTGTTAGATTTAAATCTTGGATATAATTGGCATGGTATAGACTTTGGTATTAGTTTGTTAAATCTATTTGATGAAAATTATGAATCACCTCATGGGTTTAGTCAAGAAGGAAGAAAATTTACTTTAGGATTTAATAAATCTTTTTAAGATTGTACGTGTAGTTTATTTTTATCTTTAGGGTGGGCAAATCCTATAGACTTTCTATCTTCATTAAGTTTATCGGATTTATATCTTTCTATTTTTTCTAAACAGTGTGCTTGAAATTGGTAACCTAGTTTAACTCCTAATTCATATACTTTTATAAATCTTTCAAATCGTATATCAAAATCAGAGTTTTCATTTTTCCATTTAAATCCAAACTCACTATCAAATAACTCTCTATGGTCAAAATCTAATGGAGTATTTTTAAAAGTCATCATCACGTGGTGCGATATACTAATTAAATGTGAATACTTGGCATAGTCTCTCAATAATTGTAGAGTATCTTCAAACATTTTTTCCGTTTCCGTGGGATAACCGACAATCAGTAAGAACTTCATAGTTATATTCCGCTTTCCGAGATTTTCCACAAAATATTTTATATCATCATTACTAAATTTCTTTCTCA